CCCGAGCCGGTCACGGTGACGCTTCCGTTCAAAAAACTGACCGTTCCGGTCAGCGAGATAGTTCTTTCCCCGGCGGTGAAGTCGTCGCGGAAGGAAGAACAGTCGGTCAAGACAGTGGCCCAAACGTCTTCCGCTCCGTCCGCGTTCTGAACCAGCCCCGCTTCCTCCCCCACCGTGAAGTTCTGGTCACTGGGAGCCCACGATGCCGTGGATCTCCCGGACACAGGAACTGGATTGTCCGCTTCAACCTTGGTAGCCATCCATCACTCCTGTTTCACCGCACGAACCTGGCACTTGAAGAAGTCGATCCCGGAAGACAGGTTGTCGCGCACCGTCACCCGGATCTTGTCCGCGGTCCCGGCCTTCAGAGTCATGGCCCCACCGACCGTATATCCCGAACGAATGATGTCCTTGTTCGCGATCATCATGTCCCAGCCGCCAGCGGTGGCGAAGAACATGAAGTCCTCGTTGACCTTCAGGGTTGCCAAGGTAGAGGTCTTGCCGCTGTCCGCGATGATCTCGACCAGGACCCCGTTGGTCAGCACAGTCAACCCGGCGAACTTGTCAGATCCAAAAACCAGCGAGCTTGCGACCAAGACGAACTCGATGTCCGAGATGTACAGGTTCTTGGTTGCATCGGCGTTGAAGGTGAACACCACGGGCGTGGTGGCCCCATTCACCCGCAGGTCAGAGCTCGACCCGTTCTTCACCATGTCCGCGAGAAGCAAGGTCGGGTTCGCCGGAACAGGGGCAGCGCCGAAGTTGACCGGGATCCCGTTCAGGTCGAACACGGTCACCCCAGGGACCTGAGAGCCCAGGGTCTTCCAGTCTACGGTGGAGAGATCCGGGTTCAGGACCTTGATCGTCATCCCGCCGAGCACGTTGGTTCCGGCAGGCAATGGGTCCACGATCTTCTTGATGCCGTCGGTGTTCTTGATGGCCAGGAGCGTCGTCTGGGTGGCGAAGTCCTTTCCAGCCAAGGTCGAAAGGTTGCCCCCTTCGCGGGCCGGATCGGTAGGGACGTTGTCGGTCTTGGCCTTGATTGCCGCCAGCGTCGTTTGGGTGGCGAAGTCCTTCCCGGCCAAGGTGGAGAGGTTCCCGCCTTCCCGCGCCGGATCGGAGGGAAGGTTGTCGGTCTTGGCCTTGACCGCTGCCAGCGTGGTCTGGGTGGCAAAGTCCTTCCCCGCCAAGGTGGCCAGGTTCCCGCCCTCGGTCGCCGGATCGATCAGGCTTCCGTCGGAGCCCTTGGCGATCTTGGAGACGACCGGGATCCGGTAGGCCACCCCATCGAGAATGAAGATGATCTCGTGATTGTTCTGATCGACCAAAAGTGCAGCCGGGCTATCTTGCATCTCAGCTCACCGCGATGGTTCGAGTCCGCGAGGTCTCGAACGGTCCCGAGTAAGAGATCGTGTCGGTGACCGTAGCCAGCACGGTCGTTCCGTCCGTGTCGTAAACTTTCCAGACGATAGTCGAAGGGAACGCCCCCGACCAAGTCATTTCCTTGCTGACGATCTTCTTCAGCTTATCCGAGGACTCCCACCAGATGATCGCCGTCGGGAAGACCGTTCCGGTGGTCTCCCGGTAAGCCCCCGAGGTGAACCCCTCGGCGGGGCCTCCGTCGATGAAGTGGATCAACTGTCGAAGGATCTTGTGTTGGGACTCCGAGAGGCCCGACCCGGACCGGAGGTTGAACACCCCACTGCCGTCCTTCGCGCGGAAGGACCCGGAGACATAGCGGACCCCTCCTTCGGTGGAGGGGTCCTCGGTCTGGTCTCCCAGGACGATCTCTTCTTCGATCAAGGAGCCTGGGAACCTATCTGGGGTGTTCGGGGTCACTTCACCTTCTTCCTCTTCACCTTCCCGGCGCCGAGCTTGACCTTCCCCTCGAAAAGGGTTGCGGGGGGAACCGGTTCCGGGGTCAGTGTCGGTTCCGGTTCTCCCCGCAGCTCCCGTTCCTCTTGCTCCATCCTCTCGTGCCGTTCGTACTTCAGGGCGGTATCGTTGAACCTCTTGGAGGCCAAGTCCGCCGCCGCCTTGAGCCCACTGACTCTCCCTTGCAGGATGGACAGCTCTCGTCTGCTGTCCATCTCCACCGATCTGACCACCTCGACCATCCGCTTGGCCTGGTCCATCCGGATCCGTCCTTCTTCGACCGTGACCACCCCATCGTCGATCTTCTTGTTGATCGCCGCGCACTCCTGTAACAGGCGCTGGGCGATGGTGGCCGTCGAGCTACCGACCCCTTTCTTCTCGATGATCAGCCGCTCGGTGTTCTGAACTTCTTGGTCGAAGTCCAGCACCACTTCCTGGATCCCGGTCAAACGAGCCCTGGTCTCAGGGTGACGGACTTCTTCGAGGCTTTGGTTCACCATTGCGTATCTCCCTTTCCGCAAGGTGAGTCAGCGGGCTCCCCTCTCAACTTCTTTACTCGGCGAGCACGACGGAGATGATGACGTCTCCGGTCTTGACTCCCTTGACGAAGTCGACCTTGATGTCTCCGTCCGCGGCGGTGGTGCCCACGTAGACATCATTCTTGGTCGATCCATTCCCACCGAGCAGCAACCGGCCGTTCAAGAAGACCAGCTGCTTGACCCCGCCCGGGGTGTTCATGTCGATGGGGTAGGTGGTGACGTTCTGCACCGCCCCGGGGATGTTGTCCCCCTGGGCGTAGTTCGACCCGAGCGTGGTGACCTTCAGGCTCATGTCCACGCCGCCGTGCTCGCCAGCGTACTTGATCGCCGCCGAGATGGAAGCGAACGACTGGCTGAACAGGGTCGAGATCTTCCCGGCGGTCGCATCGTCGAGCGGGAGCGCGGTCGACTCCCGGACGGTCTTGAAGCTGATGTCGTCGGCAGCGACCAGGGAGAGGTCCCCGGTGGTCGCTTCCAGCTCGAGCGCCGTCGCGTCGATCTGACCGGCGGTCACGCCCACGTTGATCGTGGTCCCGCCCGTGTCGAACAGCGCGCCGTTGAGGAAGTTGGCGTCGGTGGCGTTGTTGACGTCGAGGATGTCCACGTCCAACTGGACTTCGTCCCCGGTCGAGTCGTTCCTGGTGATGGTCACCAGGGCCGAGCCGGTGCCGGCGCGGAACACCCAGCTCTTCGTGTCGGCCAAGCGGATGTCCACGTCGGTGCCATCGACGGTCATGAGGTAGCCACCGTCATAGGCGCTGTCCAGGGACACGGTCACACCGGCCTGGGGATCGGCGCTCTCCAGATCGCCCCGGAAGAACTCCTCGGGCAGGTCCGCCACCGACTCGCGCCACGAGAAGGTGTAAACGATGGCCTTCCCCTCGATGTCGGCGACCGGGCAGGCTTCCAGATCGTCGTAGGTCGCATTCGCCCGCACGAAGGAGAGCTGGCCCTGATCGTCGCTGCTGGTGTTCCCGAAGGGGTTCCCGTCGGTGGCTGCCGAGCCGACCTGGAGGAGACCGTAGACCCGGCGACCGCTGGAGAGGATGGCGTCCCCGGTGGCTCCGTCGAAGACGTTGACCAGGTTCTTAGGGCGAAGGGTGTTCGACCCGCTGACCTCGGTCAGGGAGTGGGAGCCGATGGCCCCGACGAGCTGGGCCGTCACCGCACCCAGGGCGCTCCCGGCGATGGCGATGTTCTTGTCCGGCTTGTTCGAACCGGTCAGCTCCATCCAGTTCTGCGAGGTGGTGACCGTGATATCGGTCAGGTTCGCCCGGTTCGCCAGGACGTTCTTCCCCTCCAGGGTGGCACGGGCGTGGAGCGCCTTCAAGCTCGCCGGGGTGGTGAAGACATCGGCGATGTCATCGAACCAGTTCCCGCTGTCATCCCCGTGGATGATGCGCTTGAACTGAGACAACACGCCCTTGAGGAAGTCCAGGTGGTCGACGGCGGAAGACTCGACGCCTTCCACCTGGGTCCCGGTCAGGGTATCGTCCGGGTCATCGGTCTTGCGAATCTGTTCCAGCCTTACGAGAGACACTGCCATGGGAGCACCTCCGCTAGGATAAGGGGTTGAACCTCAATTTGCCCGTCTTCATTGCTGAGAGACGAGCCGCCCGTTGCGAGTTATGGACCATGAGAGAGATCTTCGTCTCGTCCATCTGAGCCGTGATGCGCTCCCCACCCTTGATCTTCAACTCCGGGTCGGCCTCCACCACCTCCGCAAAGAAGAACACCCGATTAAACCCCTTCGGGCGAGTCAGCGAATACTGAACGCCCTTGTCCACGATGGTCAGCCCTGTGATCTGTTCCTGGAAGCATCTCTGTTTCAGTCGGCTCAACCATTCCTTGGCCTGTTCGGGGTCATCGAGGTCAATGCGAGTTGTCATACCGTCCACTGTGTGAACTTTCAACAAGTCGGCTACCTCTTGAGCTATCGGCCAAACAAGGTCAAGCCCACTTCAAACCAACGGCTACTTGTACTGCTAGGGTTCCGAACCCGGAGGAACGTCTGGCTCTGGGTTCGATTCTACCACAGGCTCGGGCACCTTGGTTGGGTACGGGTCGGTGTCCTTGATCACCCGTAGCTTGGAAGCGAGGTGGGGATGAGCCGCACAAATGTGCTCATACTCCCCTCTTGTGAGAGAGCGGAGGGTGTTGGGTCGGAAGTACACCGCGCCCTTGACAGAGCGTTCGACCCCCGCTCCAAAATCATCCACTTGCTGCGGGGGGATCCCGCTTGCAACCTGGACTAGAATCATCAGAAGCCTCCTTCCCCTGCCCTATCCCGGGACAAAGATCAAACCAGGGACCTTCGACCTCGCCCCACTCTGGCGGGGCGTGGGACAGGCTTCACGGGGGTCCTTTCAAGCGGTTCTGGTTCTTCCTTCGGTTTCGCTTCGGAGACCTCCGGGGTCTTGGGTTCTTCGGCCATCACCTTCATCCCGAGGGGAACCGTCGGTTCGATCTTCTTTGCCTCCAGGGGCGGGGCCGGGGGCTTCGCCGGGAGAGGGAGGACCTTCACCGGCTCGGTCAGCACCACCACATGGAAGTTGCTCTGATTCTTGAGATAAGCGATCAGGGCGGCATCGTCGATGTAAACCGGGGACCCCTTCTTGAAGGTGTGTCCTCGAACTCCACAGCTCAGACCTTCCAGAAGCTCCACTCTTGCACGTGCCACTTGAGCCTCCTTGCCAAACATGGCAAACGACAATCCGGAGGGAGATCAGTGAATGCTCCAAGTCTGATCCCCCTCCAGATAACAGCTAGGGTCAGACGCCCTGGCCGATGTTCTTGCCCTTCACCAGGGCGTCGGCCTCTTCGAACTGGACGGCAACCTTCGCCGTGATGGCGTACTGGTTGACGCCCTTGTAGATATCGCGGTCCCGCTCGATGCGAATGTCTCTCCCGATCCCGACGATGAAGTTCGCCTGGTGGGTGAGCAGGATCTGCGGGTTGGCGTTGTACGTCACCTTGACCACCTGACCGTCCGAGATCGCCCCGCCGGAATGACGGGCGATGGTGCCAGCGCCCGCCACCAGGTCGTAGTCCGCTCCGTCCACGTAGGGCGTGGTCGGGGTGGTCTCCAGGGTGATCGGGGTCACCACCACGGACGAGACCGGCGAGTAGCGCAGGGCCACCGGAGTCGTTCCGGGCAGGGTCACGTGCTGGACCACGGGAGGGAGGAAGTCCAGCAGGGGGACTTCGACCATCGGCACGCCGAACGGGGCGTGGCCGGCGCCACCGGCAGCCTGGTCTCCGAGCGCCGTCGCACGGGTCGACAGCTTCTCGAAGTAGATCTGGGCCAGGTCGGGGCTCAGGAACCACCGGAGAGCCGCCTTGTTCCGGCGGAACTTGGTCGGCATCTGGCGGAGCATGGCGTTGAACACCGAGAGACCGATGTTCTTGCCCTCGGCGTCGTAGACGTGACCGCCGTCGGCGAGCCGGAACCAGCCGTCCTGGAGGGCCAGGTACTTGTCCTTGACGTACTTCGTCGAGTCTCCGCCCTCGCGGTAAGTGCTCTCCAGGGTGGCCGGGCCAACCAGGTCGGCGTTGACGTAGAGCTCTTCCAGGTCGTTGGCGAGCTGGGTGGCCATCATCTTGATGATGTGGTCCTCTACGTTCTCCTCCAGCGCGACCTCCTTGAAGTTGTCGCCCACCTCGAAGGGAACGATGATCTCCCGGGGCTGGAGCACGATCTTCGAGGTGCTGATCCCGCGACGGAGGCTCGGGTCCTGGGCCTCGGTCTTGGGGAGCGCCGCCCGGCGCCCGATGCCGATCTTGTCGATCTCGAGCGTCTCGTTGCGGAACCGGACCACCCGGGCGTTGTTCTTCAGAACGGTCTCATCGATCACGTAGTCGATGAACTTGTCGCTCTGGCCGGGGTTCAACTTCCCCGCCGACGCCAGGGCATCCGTGGTGATGACGGCCTTCTCCAGCAGCTCTCTGTTCTGGATTCCTGCCATTTGTCGATCCTCCTTGAAAGGGAAAAACCCTTGTTTGACTGTCTTCCGTTCGTGGTTCGAGGTTACAGGACGCCAGACCAGAGACTCTTCTGGACGGCCTTCTTTTCGTCGGTCCCTTCCTCGCTGGCCGACTTGGAGACCTGGCGGGTTCCCTCGATCTCTTCGAGTCGCTTGGTGAGCTTGGTCACCTCACCCTTGAGCTTCTCGACCTCGTCCTCTTCCTCCTTCTCCGCCTTGGTCTTGCCCTTCGGCCCGACCGGCTGGACCGCGCTGGAGATGGACGAGTTCGAGGGGAGGGCCTTCATCTCCTCGATCATCGCCTTGGAGGTCTCCTCGTCCGCTTCCTGGAGAACCCGAGCGAGGCTGATGATGGTGTCCTTGATCATGTTCGAGCGCTGCTGGGTGAGCATCTTCCGGCCCTTCGTCACCTCAGCGTTGATCTCGACCGACCCGTCCGCCTTGACCACCACCAAGTTCTCGGACTTGGTCTTGGGGGAGGGATACTCGTCCTCGGCGGGGGCGGCCTTGGACTTGCTCTCCAGGAAGGCCACGAGCTTGTCGACGGCGTCCTTCGGGGCTCCCTTGATGGAGGAGATCATCCCGGCGAGGGCCTTGGGGTTCATCGCCCCCTTGGTCATCTCTTCCTCTTCGTCGGGCTTGGCCTTCTTCTTCTCCTCCTCGTCCTCGGGCGGGACGGCCTTCTTCTTCTCGGTCTCCTCCTCGTCCTCGTCCTTGCAAGCGGACTCGTCCTTGCCCTTGCCGGCCTTCTTCTTCTCCTCGTCCTCGGTCTCGGCGGTCTTGCGGATCTCGTCCTTCTCCGGTGCGAACGCTCCCATGGGCTCTTCCTCCTCACGTTTGATCACTAGAAAGGTTCGACGGATCGCGGGTCTGTCGACCAGCGAGACTTCCTTCACGTCGAGATCCACAATCCGCCTGACTTTGGCCTGTTCCTCAGTCGCCATATGGTCTTCTCCCCTATCTGAGATCAATTGAAAATTAGGATTGGCGGAAAGGCAAACATTTACACCAAAGTCGCAGAACCCCCGATGCTGAACCCGGTGATCTCCTTCCTCTGGACCCGCTCCCAGAGCTGATCCGAGAGGACATGGATGGTCATCAACCAGGAGCCCTTCTTGACCTTCTGCCCTTCCATCTCCGAGTCCTCCCGAGTGATCCAGCTCTCGTACAGTTCCACGCCGATCCCCCCGAAAAGACGGTGCATCAGCCCCATCTGGGTGGCCCGGTTGTAGTCCGCGAGGAAGTGGTGGGCGGACTGGGAGATCACCTCCTCGGAGATGGTGTCATTCTGTGCGTCGACCTCATCGGGTTCCAGGACGATCCCGGTGACCTCCCTCTTCGCTTCGTCCACCTTCATGATCGGGACTTCGAACCCGACCTTCCACCTCTCGTCCCGTTTTTCGGTCTCGGGAGCCGCCTGTGACTTCTGCCACAGCCACTCGTCCCCGTTCCGGGTCAGGGCAAAGACCCCCTTCAACCGCTTCCCGTCGAGACGGACCTTGACGAAGTCCCCGGAGACGGAGAGGACGCTCGCCTTCCCCTGGTCCAAGGGTTCGATCCGGGAAGGGGTGTCCTTCGTCGGGTTCAAGTAGTGCCCAGGTTTGATCTCCCCTTCGAGGTCCATGCTGGCCGGATGGGGATCGGAGGAGACCTCGGCGGAGATCTGCTCGTTGTCCAGCGGGGACTGGTACATCTTGACCACCGTCAACCCCGGTTTCCCGGTGTCGATCCGGAGCCACCAGAGACGCTTCGACGGTCCGGTGCGGATCTGGACGGGTCCCCTCCAGGTCTGCTCCTGGAGGACGAAGTCGGCATCGAGCGAGCTCGCCTTCCGGACCTGGAACGGGGCCTCCAGATCGAGCTTGACCTCTCCGGACTTCATCGCTTCGACCAAGGAGTCCCGCAGCTCCCGGGCCTTGTCCTCGGTCCTCTGCTCCCAGTACCGGAACCCGGAGGGGACCTGGGAACGAAGGGCTCGGGGGAGGGCGGAGAACCCCAGGGGGGGCATCCACTGTTTGTCCACCGCCTCCTTCCCGAGGACATAAGGAAGGAGGTCATCGGGGCGAATGGCGACCCACACCGCTTCCCCGGGGAGGTTCCCTCCTTCGGGTTCCGACGGAGGGAGGGTGACCTTCGCCGCGGCGACCGGATAGGGGCGCAT